AGCATAGGCGGTAAACCAACGTCTAACCCACTGTTGTGCGGGTGCATTTAGTTCTTCCCATGTCAAGTCTTGAATGGGGACATCTGAAGGTAATTTAATAACGTCAGGATTGTCTCTTAAACAATCTGCCCTACTATCAGGTGTTGTATCGTAATACCAATACCACACAGCCCTACCGGCATATAGTGAGTAGTTATTCCAATTAAATCTTCCTCCTGGGGTATTGTATAAGTGAATTAATCTCTTACCATCAGGTAAACCTGTGATACGGTAAGTTAATGAACCACCCAAAATTCTATTCAAAATGTTTGCTTCTTGAGCCCTTAATAGATAATCAAAACCACTCATCATAAAGTATGAACCATCATTACCAAACTGAGCATAACCGGCTTGAGTTGCTCCTAATCCAACACCACCAAATCCCCCACCTATACCGCCAAACAAGGCCATACTTTGTGCAGATTGGTTTGAGAACCATAATAGTTCGTTAACCTCTCTACCCGCAGGAATTTCATAAGTTTGAGTGTTGGCACTTAAAATAAAATAATCCTTCTTTAAAACCCAAGGACCCTTGGTTTGTAATCCAACAATCTTTGAATATGAATACGAAAATTGGTCCTCCAAATTCATGGTACGAGTAATCAGTGCTTGTGCAACTGATTTCTCACTCATATTTAAGTTAACTAAGTTAACCCAATTAGATTCAATTAACCAATCGAGGGTATATTGTTCATAATCTTGAACAGATAGTTCCATTAAGGAATCTAACATTTCATCCTCAAGTTCAACACTTCTAAGGGGAGCCCCTAATTGGTGTTTAATCCTTGTATAGATTTTACTTCTTTCTGGTTCGGGTATTACTGGCATACCTATAAATACTTTAAAATTACTTAATGTGGTATAACAAGTCGTTCTTGTCAAAGACATACTGACCAAGAACTATTTCAGGTCGGTTTCTAAAGACTAAAACATTTTTACCACGAATAAAAACCATCCAATCAACTTTGTATTTGTCAATTTCTCCTGTTTTTGTGACAACTAACTTTTCATCCTCGGGAATAAGTTCATCAAAACCTTTTACCTGTGCGGTAATTTTTCTTCCTTTGTGAACAATTTCCAAATCAATTTTCTTATAAGCGTCTTTCTCTTTACCCGCACCCGCAACAATTTCAACGGTAGTTTCAGGTAATTTAGTTTCCAAAACTTTTTTTGCCATCTCTTCTCGTTTAATTCCGATGGAATCTTTTTCTTTGAGAGTTGCCATAATATTCTTAAATGTGTGTGATGTTTTAGAGAAAATTCTATCTTGGAACTTTTCAATGTAGTTACACATTCTCTTCATTTCAGTAATCTGTTCAGAGGGAGTTTTCAATTCAAAAGATATTGGTTCTTGACCCATCTGACCTTGAACGACTTTATTCAAATCATTAACCATGATACAGAAAACCGAGTAGTTTGTGTTCATATAGTTGATAACTGAACGACCTGGTTTTTCCAAATTATAAACCCCAGGTATTTCACCATCTTCTCTTTTGGTGTGATACTTGTCCGCAAAAACTTTTTGTTGAACTTTGATGATTGTGTTTTTGTAGATGTTTCTTGCGTTTTTGTTCACGTTAAATAGAACACGATAAGTTTCAATATCTTCTCGTGAACATCCTTCGGATTTTGTTTCATTCAAAAATTTTCCCATTTCTACAGATTCTAATAATGATGTTTCAGTTTTCATTTTGTACAAGTTAGTGACAAAATCCCAATTAATCACAGACCAAAAGTTTTTTACATACTCATCTCTCTTATTTTTATATTTGAGATAATAGGCGTGTTCCCAAACATCTAATCCCAACAACGGATAACCCCCACCTTCAATGATGTTCATCAATGGATTGTCTTGGTTTGGGGTGGACATAATTTTCAGTGTCCCTTTGTTGGTTAATACCAACCACACCCAACCTGAACCGAATCTTTCTTTTGCAACGGTTTCAAATTGTTGTTTGAATTTTTCATAGGTACCAAAGTCTTTTTTAATAATATCTTCCAACTCTGTGGTAATCTTCATTTGTTTTGGTGTTAACATGTTCCAAAACAAAGCGTGGTTAAAGGCACCACCTGCGTTATCTCTGATACCTTTTGGGTAACGAGAAATGTTTCTGATTATTTTTTCAAGGTCTTGGTCACCTTTTCTTTTCTTCAGCAGTTGATTTAATTTGTTAACGTAACCCTTGTAATGTTTGTTGTAATGAACATCCATTGTTTCGGGGTCAATAAATCTACTGATGGCTGAATAGGCGTACGGAAGTTTTTCAATTCCGATTTTTTTCATTTCTTTGATTAGAACTTTAACCTCTTCTTTTTTTTGTTCGTGTAGAATCTTCTTTTCGAGTTTTTCTACGGATTCTTGTAATTGTTGCATTGTAAGGTTTTACTTTATAAATAATAGAGAAAAGTCATTTTACCTTCTTTGACTAATACTCTTTAAGATTTCTTCGACACTATTTGTCTCATTTGATTGAATATCACCCATAACAGTTCCTATAATACGTTTTTTTGCACTCAAAATATCGTAAATAATTCCTTCTATTGTGTTATCAAAAATCGGATAATAAACAAGAACGTTATTTTTTTGTCCGTATCTATAGGACCTGTCTTCAGCTTGAGCATGGTCTGATGGAAGAAATGAAAGGTCGTTCATGATAACAGCCTCGGCAGATGTTAGGGTAATACCAACACCCGCAGCTTTGATGTTACCAACAAAAACTTTAACTTTTTCATCTTCTTGGAATCTATCCACAGAATCTTGTCTTTGTGTTTTAGACATTTTTCCATCAAGTCTTACTGCAGATTTTCCAAAATGTTCAAAAATGGTTTCTAAAGATTTGGTAAAGTTACAAAAAATAATAACTTTCTTTCCTTGTTCTATAATGTTCTCAGCAATTTCAATTGTGTGTTGAGTTTTTTCCTCGGCAATTACCTGTCTTACCTCAGTAAGTTTGGTAAACTGAATTGAAAGGTTTTTACTTTCTTCAGGGTTTTTTTCGTACCAATTATAATAGTCACCCATAACTTCCTCGTATTTTTTTGAACGAAGTCTTAGGTAGACCGGTGTTATAATTTTATCGGGTAAATCCAACACGTCTTCTTTTAATCTTCTTAAAACGGTTGATGTGGTTCTGTCCCTCAATTCTTCCAAATGCGATGCCCCCATCACATTCCATACTTTTCTATTCCCAACTTTGAATTGGTAACCCGAGCAATAACGAACCACGTAAGCCATCCAATTCTTTGCCACGGGTGAATCCACCAATGACAATAGATTGAAGTAATTAATAGGTCGTGAGGTCATAGGAGTACCCGTTAACAACCACAGCCTATCCACGTTCTTAACCAAATCATTAATTAGTTTGGTTCTTTGAGCTTGTACGTTTTGAACATAGTGGGCTTCATCAATAATAACCAAATCAAACTTTGATTTAAAAATCAAAGATTTATCGTTGCCCTTTGTATCGTGGAAATTTTTGATAATGTCATAATTCATTATCAGAATGTCGTGATTCTCAGAAAAGTTCTTACCATCACAAACATAACTCGTCTTATCAGAATACAGTAGGAATTCTCTTTGCCAGTTAATCTTAAGAGTTGCCGGACAAATAATTAAAATCTTTTTTACCCCCGACTCCAACGCAGCGATGATTGTTGATGTGGTTTTACCCAAACCCATATCATCGGCCAAAATATACTTTTTGTTTTTTAAGAGTTCTTCAATAGCAACCTTTTGGTGGTCTAACGGAGGACGGTGTGAATACTTGGAATAATCAATCTCTTTAATTTCAACTTTATTGTCTTTAATCAAAGATACTTTGGGAATCCAAAAATCGGTAAATGAATCGGTTTCAAAAAACTTACCCCACACATGATAAGCTTTGTCTTTTTCAGCCAAGAGTTTTTCAACCCAAATCCTCTCAGGAATCTGAAGAAGAAATTTGTCGTTGGCAAGTTTGTTTGCAAAGTATGAATCAAGAACAACCCACTTTTTCGCAACCTTGGGGGTTTTGTCTTTGTTGGTTAAAATATATTCTGATTGAGCCCTTGTTGGATAAAACTTAGGATTTAATTGGAGTTTGTGTTTTAACTTAAGAATATAGTTATTTGCGCCCTCATAACTTTCAAGTGCGGTAATTGCTTTGGATTCTATTGTAAGACTGATTCCCATCTCGTATTTATTGGTACGTAGGTTTATACACAAACATATTAAATATAATAAATAAGAATGTATTTATCAATATATGTCAGATAAGTTAGTCCCTATTACAAGATTAGGTAAATTCTTTGGTGGTGAAGATTATTCTTTAGATGTCGCCATGGGTTCGGAATGGCTTGAAGGTGACATGAATTTTACGGTTATTCTTTACAGAATAGATAGATATAAAACTCTACAGGACGATGTATATGGGGAGGTACCCGAAGGAGGTATCCAATTTCTTGCTCCTGTAGAAATTAAAGGATTGGTTCAAATCTTAGCTCCTACAGCACAAAGGTTAGGTACAAGTAGAATTGAACAAAATGAACCAGGTAATATGAAATTTTCTATTTACCAATCTTATTTGGATGAACTACAAGTTGAAATTCAAATGGGGGATTACTTGGGTTATTATGAAACTGAAAGTAAAGTTAGATACTATTCAGTAGCCGATGACGGAAGGGTCGTTTCAGACAATCGTCATACTTATGGAGGTTATAAACCATTTTACAGGACTATTATTGCAACACCTGTAAGTCAAAACGAATTCTTTGGTACGTAATGGCATTTCCAAAACAAATTAAAACAAACATTGATTTAGTTCCACCGAAAACTCTTTCGGCAAGGAGAGAACAATTATTGGAGTTTATCAACAAAGATGGTACCTACCTTCCACAAAGTGTTTTACATGCTGATTTGGATTTAGGTATGTTGGAGTTTGTGAAGGAAAAATTAAAAACTACAGTATCAGGAAAAGATATTAATGTTGTTGACAAGATTATAACTAACCAAAGATGGTCTCAATTTACAGAAACTTGGAATTTCAAAGACCCTGACTTTAACGTACAACTTCCTTTTATTACGGTGGTTCGTCAACCTGAAGTAAAATACGGAACCAATCCGTCAACCCAATATACTATTCCAAATAGAAAACAATTTTATTATGCAACGGTTCCTACTTGGAATGGAAACCAAAAAGGTTTTGATGTTTATACAATTCCACAACCTGTTCCTGTTGATTTAAATTTTCAAGTAAAAATTATGTGTAACAGAATGAGAGAGTTGAATACATTTAACAAAAATGTTCTTCAAACTTTTTCATCTCGTCAGGCATATACTTTTATAAAAGGTCAGTATGTTCCAATCATTATGAATAACATAACTGATGAGTCGGTAACTGAAATTGAGAGAAGACAATATTATATTCAAAGTTACGACTTCACTATGTTGGGTTACTTAATTGATGAAGAAGAATTTGAAGTAAAACCTGCGGTGGCTCGTGTCGTTCAATTATTTGAGACCGATGTTAATGTTGCTAAGGGTAGAAGAGCCGAAACATTTCCACCAAATCCTAACGAATTTGAATATCGTTTATTCTACACTTCGGGTAACACAACCTTGATTGATAACCAAGTTGATTATAGAATTAATTTAAGTTTGGTGTCAACAAACAACATTAATGGTTGGGATGTTACAATTAATGGAGATTTTTATGGAAGTAATTTAGATACCATCCAATTGAATACCGGTGACATTTTACAGGTGGATATTACAAAAGATAATGTAGGTGAAGAGGCGTTAATTTTATACAATGCCAAACTAGTTTAATCCTCTCCGTAAATGTCTTTTTTCACTTGGCAATTGTCGTAGATGAGTTTTTCAACAAATTTATGAATTTTCAAACCTTTATCCTCACAATACTTTTTTAACACAGTATGTGCCTTTTCAGATATTTTTAGGTTCTTGATATTGTCATGGTTAGTTTTCATAAAGTATGAAAAAAGGCAGAAAAAAATCTGCCAGTTTATTAATACATATTTAAAAGTCAAGTTTTTTGTATTTGAAATGAATATTTATCTATAAAATAAAACCGCACAAGAAAAAATTAATCAATGGCAACAGCACAAGCTAATCAGAAAGTATTTGTATCTCCAGGTGTTTACACTTCGGAAACCGATTTGTCTTTCGTGGCCCAAAGCGTAGGTGTAACTACTTTGGGTCTAGTTGGTGAAACATTAAAGGGTCCAGCATTTGAACCTATCTTTATAACCAACTTTGACGAATTCCAAACATTCTTCGGAGGTACCGTTCCTGAAAAATTCATTGGAACGCAAATCCCTAAATATGAAGCCGCATATATTGCAAAGGCATATCTACAACAATCTAACCAATTATTCGTAACAAGAGTTCTTGGTTTATCGGGTTATGATGCGGGTCCTTCTTGGTCTATTAGAGTGACCGCTAACGTAGATGGTACAACAATCGGAGTAGATACGGATGTTGTAGCATTAGACTTTACTGCAGTAGTAACTGGTAACACAGGTGTTAGTAATGTTTTAAACTTTACAACTCCATTACCTGACGTTATTGCTGACAATCTTAACATTCAATACTTGTTAAACAATGGCTCAACAAGCACTTACAACAAAGATATTTTTAATTTTATTTTAGGTGTTTCAGGTAACACAAATATTACAGGTACTACGTTGAATGTTTATGGTTCAATTCCTGAAACAGAATACAATGACTTGTCTGCACAATACACAACTTTGGGTAACGTATTCAGTGTTGATAGTATGAACTTATTGTTTAACGATTTAACAGATTCTGTTAATGACCCTTGGTATTATGCAACTTTCACAAATTATTCTAATAATAGTTACTCAGGTTTTTCTTGGGATTATGCGGTTACGGATTTCACTACAGGTGGAACAGGAAATTTTGATGTAACTTTATCAGGTACTGTTTATTACTACAGTGGAACTGCTTACACAGAGTACAATGACTTAGTTGTTGCAACTCTTCGTTCAAGAGGTATTTCAGCATATGATGCTAACAATCATGGTCCTGTTTATCAAGTAACAGGATTGACTGACTTGGATATGATTTGTACAGGAGCATATTCAGGAGTCACAAATAGTCCGTTCTCAACCTTCTTATTAAGTGGTGTTACTTATGAAAATAAAACATTCCAATTTGAAACTTCATTTGGTAGTGTTGATGCAAATTACATCACAAAGGTTCTTGGTATCACTAACTTCTCAAAATCAAGAACTGAGGTTCCTATTTATGTTGAAGAGTCATATCCAGGTTTATTAAATTATGCATATAACAAAGGATATATTAGAGGATTAAACTGTGAGTTGATTGCTTTACCTGAAGCAAGGGATAAAACTTCAACAACTTCAATTGCTTGGTTCTTGGACAAATATCAAACACCAAAGACTCCATTTGTTGTATCTGAGTTAAGAGGTAACAAGGTTTATAACTTATTTAAATTTGCTTCAATTTCAGATGGTGGTTCTGCAAACACAGAAGTTAAAATTTCAATCGCTAACATTTCATTCTCAAATCAAACTTTTGATGTTTTAGTTAGAGATTTCTTTGATACAGACGCAAATCCTGTTGTTTATGAAAAATATACAAACTGTACTATGGACCCAGGTTCTAACAGTTTTGTCGCTAAAAAGATTGGTTCTGCTAATGGTGAGTTTCCATTAGTATCTGCTTACATCATGATTGAACTTTCTGATGAAGCACCAATAGACGCATTACCTTGTGGTTTCCGTGGATTTGAAGAAAGAGTATACGATAGTGTATCAAACCCTTCACCATTCCCTGTAATCAAAAACAAGTACTTCTTCCCAGGTGAAACAATATTTGACCCCCCATTTGGAAGTACATACGGTGGAACAAACATCGTGTCTTCAAGTGGTGACGTTGTGAGAAGAACTTACCTTGGTATGTCTTCACAATTTGGTGTTGACTCTGATTTGTTACAATACAAAGGTAAACAAAACCCTGTTGTAGGTTGGGATACTGCAACTGAATCATTACCATGGAACTACCAAACTCAAGGTTTCCACATGGACTCAGGAGCGACTGTTGTTACTATCAGTAACGCTCAAGTAACAAGTGGTACACCAGCGTTTGTTTGTGGTGTTGCAAGTTTTGATGGTGAACCAACAACTCAAGACAACCCATACTACTTCTTATACTCAAGAAAATATACATTCTGTTTCCAAGGTGGATTTGATGGATGGGATACCTATAGAGAGTTTAGAACTAACCAAGACAGATTTATGTTGGGTGCATCAGGATACTTACAAGGTTCTACACCTACTCAAAGATATCCGACAGCATCTGGTGACGGTACGTTCAAGAGAATCGTTGTGGCGAACAATACACAAGATTTTGCAAACACCGACTACTACGCTTACTTACTTGGTATCTTGTCATTCAATAACCCTGAATCAACAAACATCAACGTATTTGCAACTTCAAGTATTGATTACGTCAACAACTCTAACTTGTGTGAAAGTGCAATTGGAATGGTTGAAAATGAAAGAGCTGACTCGGTTTACATCGTGACAACTCCTGACTACAACATGTACACTTCAGACGGTGGTTCTCAATACGAAATTATCTACCCACAAGAATCGGTTGACAATTTGGATGATACAGGAATTGATTCATCATACACAGCAACTTACTATCCATGGATTTTGGAAAGAGATACTGTTAACAACACTCAAATCTACTTACCACCAACAGGTCAAGTTTGTAGAAACTTAGCGTTGACTGACAACATTTCATTCCCATGGTTCGCATCGGCGGGTTACACAAGAGGTCTTGTTAACTCAGTTAAGGCGAGATTGAAACTTACACAAGAAGATAGAGACACCTTGTATCAAGGTCGTATCAACCCAATCGCAACCTTCTCTGATGTTGGAACTGTAATTTGGGGTAACAAAACTCTTCAAGTTAAAGATTCAGCTCTTAACAGATTGAACGTAAGAAGATTGTTGTTACAAGCTCGTAAGTTGATTTCAGCGGTGGCGGTTAGATTGTTATTTGAACAAAATGACGAAATCGTAAGACAACAGTTCTTGGATTCGGTTAACCCTATCCTTGACGCAATCAGAAGAGACAGAGGTCTTTATGACTTCCGTGTAACAGTAAGTTCTTCACCTGAAGATTTGGATAGAAACACATTAACAGGTAAAATTTACTTAAAACCTACGAAAGCTCTTGAATTCATTGATATTGAATTCTTCATCACTCCAAGTGGAGCTTCGTTTGAAAATATCTAATAAAAAACAAAGTGGGGTTTCGACCCCACTTTTTGGCCGTTTATAAATAATGAATAGAATTAAAGAAGGTTTTGAAGGTAAGGCACCAGATTTAAAATACTATGCCTTTGATTGGGATGACAACATCGTTCACATGCCAACCAAGATAGTTTTGGAAGACACTTCAGGTGACGAGGTAGAGATGTCAACTGAAGACTTTGCAACTTTTAGAGATAGAATTGGAAATGAACCGTTTGATTATATGGGTAGAACAATTAAAGGTTATGCTAATAATCCCTTCAGAAATTTTAGAGTAGAAGGTGACAAACAATTTTTAATAGATTCTATGAGAGCAAAACCAGGTCCGGCTTGGGATGACTTTAAAGAAGCAATCAACAACGGTTCCATTTTTGCGATAATCACCGCAAGGGGTCACAACCCAAAAATCATTAAAGAGGGTGTATACAATTACAT